TTACCAAGGTGTTCCCACAGAAATAGCAGGAGCTTTTGAGTCAGCGATTTGTGCAGCAATAGAATCTTCTACGCCTGCCACAGCTTCCTCGCCCATGCTGTCCTTAACCCAGCCGATGACTTCTTCTTCGGTCAGGCTGTCATAGTCTACATAGCCGTCAGCAGATGCGTCAGGTGTAAAGCCTACAGTGCCGTAGCTGTGTCCTGCGTGAGTTACAGCGTCTTCGCCTTCACCTACGATTTCACCAGCGTAAGCTCGCCAGTGTGCTACAACAACACCGTTGTCAGTGTTGCGCTCTAATGTTGAGATGTTCCAAGTTACTGCCATGATATTATCCTTCTAGTTGTGCAACACGGTTGCGTAATGATTGAATTTCTTTAATTAACATTGGTACTAATTTTGAGTAGTCCACACCCATCATTTCTTCTGAGTCAGCATCGCCACTAACAGCCTCTGGTGCAACAGCCTGTAGCTCCTGTGCAATCATGCCGTAGTCTTGGTGAGAGCCGTCAGCCTTCCAGTCGTACTGTCTAACTTGGATAGCGTCTATCTTGCTACCTGCGTCATCAGCGTCTGCAATATTTTCCTTGAGGCGTTGGTCTGATGAAGTGTTGTAGGCTGTAGTTGAAGCTGTAACGCTAATACTACCTACGGCTACACCGCTTTTGCGGAAGTCAACAATTGCACCGACTGTGCCAGTTCGACCAACAGTCAATGCAGCTTGAGACTGAGCATTGTGATTGATACGTCCATCAGAAAGTATTGAAGTACCATTTACAGAATTGTAAGCAGGAGTTAAGTCGGTAGTCCCAAAGGTGGTGTGGCCTGCGCCGGATATGCGCATACGTTCTGTTGCAGCACTACCAGTAGCAAACTTAATGTGGTCAATGTTCTCAGCAGACTTCGTAGAAATTAACAGGCTTCGCTCTGTAGTGTTGTAGGTAAAGCCAGCGTTGTAGCTGCTATTCAAATACCAGCCCCAAGTTTGGTCTGCAAAGCCGCCGTCAAGTTTGTAGGTTGGACCACCTGTTGCGCCTGCGATGCCTACGTTTCCTGAGTTATCAAGAGACATAGCATCTACAGGCGCATTAGCATTAGTAGTCTGGAACTTGAGTCCTGACGTTCTCACTGCTGCACTAGAATAGTCTCCGATCCTGTAGGAAATAACTTTACAGGCTGAGTCGTTGCTGCTTATTGGTCCAGCTCCTAGTATTAACTCTGCGGTGGGCGTTGTTGAGCCTGCTTGACCATCTACCTTCACGAGTATTGCAGGGCTGGTTGTAGCTGATTGAATGTGTAATAGCTCTGATGGTGTGACACCAATACCCACGTTGCCTGCGCCAGTTAGAGTCATCTTAGGCGTGGTGTTAGCATTGGCATAGAAGTTTAAATTGTTGCTTGCGCCGCCAGTTGAGCCTATATCCCAGTAGGACGAAGCGCCAGTGTTTTCAATGACTCGCAATGCTGAAGGTAAGTTAGTAGATACAGTCTTAGAGTAAGCGTTAAGGGTAGCAGCGGCAGTTGCTCCAGTGCCTGCTACAACTGAGCCAGTAAGTGAAACACTGCCAGTAACGTCTATGCCTGTGGAGGTGGTGTTTAGCTTAACGCCGCCATTGTGATATAGATAACTTGAGCCATCTGCAATACCTAAGAAAAACGCTTCTCCTGCCGCAGAAGTTAAGGCTAGTTCATTGCTGGCTCTGACATATAAATTACCTGTCCCTGTATCTGTTATGTAACTATTAGAACCATCATGATAAATCTGTAGGTCATCACTAGCACCAAACGTAGCCTTGTCATTGTCGCCCAATGCTATGCCGCCGTTGGCTGTGATTTCGCCTGTGACTGTTAGAGTGCTGGGGTTAGTACCCACCTCAACAATAGTGCCACTGTTGTCTTCAGTAAATAGTCGTTTATCTACTACGTTAACCGCAAGTTCACCTTGAACCAACTGCCCTGCTGTGGGGACGGCAGCAGCGGTAGAACTGTTCTTTGTTACAATAGTTGTTGCCATAATTAATTACCTTTAGTATGTGCCGCCGTCAAGCGTACCTGTAGTCATGTTACTCGCATTAAGAGTTGAGGAGGATTGTAGAGCTGAGTCAGCCAAAGCTCCTTGAGCCGCTGTAGCGTAATCTGTAGCCGCTGTAGTTGCTGCTGTGCCTAATCCTAAGTTAGTTCTAGCAGAAGATGCGCTAGCCAAGTCAGATAAGTTGTTAGCTTTCAGAGCTGCTGTAGATAACTCCGCAGCTGCTGCCACAGCACTAGCGGCTGCTGATGTAGCTGAACTAGCCGCAGCAGAGGCGCTAGCAGCTGCATTGGTCTCAGCAGTCTCTGCATTGGTCTCTGCCGTCTGAGCTGCTGTAGCACTAGCTAACGCATTGCTTGCCTGTGTAGAGGCTGTAGACGCGCTTGTAGCAGCGTTAGAAGCACTTGTTGCTGCCTCACTAGCCTTAGTAGTTGCTGTGCTTGCGCTAGTAGATGCTGACGAAGCACTAGAGGCTGCGTTAGTTTCTGACGTAGAGGCTGCACTAGCTGAGTTAGCTGCATTGGTTTCTGATGTCGCTGCTGCTGTAGCAGAGTTGCCAGCATTGGTGGCTGAAGTAGCAGCACCGCTAGCAGACGCAGCCGCCGCTGTAGCAGAACTAGCTGCGTTAGTGGCTGAAGTAGATGCACCAGAGGCTGACGTAGCAGCATTGCTTTCGGAGGTTGAGGCATTGCTAGCACTAGTCGCTGCCTCTGATGCTTTAGTCGTTGCAGTAGAAGCACTCGTAGACGCACTAGATGCGCTTGTAGCGGCTTCTGCTGCTTTAGTAGTAGCAGTGGTAGCACTAGCGGCTGCTGCGCTCTCAGAGGCTGCTGAGGCCGTCTCTGATGCACTAGCTGCTGTAGCACTTGTTGCTGCATTTGTAGCTGAAGTAGCTGCATTAGTCTCTGAGGACGATGCTGCTGTTGCACTTGCTGCTGCCGCTGTTGCGTAGTCCTCAACACCTTGTGCTGAGTTGGCAGCGTTAGTAGCAGATGTGCTTGCTTCACTTGCTTTAGTTGTTGCAGTTGTTGCAGAACCACTAGCACTGACAGCACTAGCAGCTGCTTCACTTGCTTTAGTAGTGGCTATGTTAGCTTGTATTGTAACAGCGGCTATTGTAGCGTCCGTTGTGGAATCGCCAGCGCCGCCATCACCTCTATATATAGCCATTCAAAGCTCCTACTAAAACAAAAGAAAAGGAAAAGGGGACTCCGAAGAATCCCCTATCCGGTTGGCTTAGCCCAATACTGCTAGAGTAAAACCTGCTTCTGGACGCATTACCTGCACACCGTAAAGAGTGTCAGCAGTGTAAAGAGTGCCCAAGAACTCCTGCTTGTACTGAGTCTGTGAACGAACACCTTGCTGCTCTGCAAGAACGTTAGTGTCCTTGTGGATCAGCTGTGCGCCACGAACGCCAGTTTCGAGGGTAGGAACGTTGCTAGAAACGAGAACGTCAACACCGTAAAGGTTACCGATCTTGCCAGTAACAGTGCCTTTGCCGTCAACGAAGTCAGCAGAGTTGTAACGCTCAACGCCCATGATTGCATTGCGCAACGAAGGTGGTACTACGAAAGTACGACCGTCCATAGGAACGTCTGCGTCATCCATCTTCTGAATCAGACCACGGAAGGCTGCGTCAGAGAAAGCACCAATGTCAAGAGTACCGTCAGCGTCATACGCTTCAAGAGCACCAGAAGTGGTGTTGATCTGGAAAGAACCAGAGTTTACGTAGCTAGAACCGTTACCGTCGCCGAAAGACTTAGCCAGTTCAAACAGATCGCTATCTACCTGCTTAGCCAAGCCGTAGCCCGCATCGCCGGTGTAGAACTGACGCAGTGAAGCGAGAGCCTGTACTTCGGTGATGTCTTCGATCAAACGAGAGAATTCGAAGTGCTTGTTGATAGTGATCAGAACTTCTGATTCAACGGTGTTCTGGATGGTTACGGCAGTTCCAGCAGCTTTAGCGTGAGCAACGCCACGAGTAGGCTTAGGAACGTGGATAACGTCACCTTTCTTGCCAGTCATGCTCATCTTCTTAACGGCATTAGCCATAATGAGGTTAGACTGATATGCAGCGATAACTTCGTCACTCCAGATTTCTGGAATAAAAGTAGCTGCGCTAGTGTTGGTTACTGCTCCGCCCATGGCGGGATATACTGAAGTAGTCATAATAATTTCCTAATAAGATTAATTACGGACTCTCCCCTCCTGATACGCTTGAATAATCTCGTTACTCAAAGACATATACCTGTCAGGGTCGTCCCTCATAAGTTTAATAATGTCTGCGCGTCTATAAACTTTACGTGACTGCTGCTCACCACTTCCTTTGGTGTTGCCTGTAGATGCAGTTTTAATAGCAGTTTTACGTTCTGCTTTCTCAGTAGCCGCTGTCTGGCCTACAACTTGTTGACGTTCTTTCCAGTTAGTAAAAAGTTCATCAGCAGCGTCATAGTCATACTCTGCGTCCGCTTGTGCAAAGAGCTTTTGCCTAATCTTTGAAGCCTTAATCCAGTCAACAAACTTCTGGTCTTGTAGCACTGTTTGCATGTCAGGATGACGCTGCTGTAGTTGTCCAAGTGCTGTAGACTTTTGGTATTGCTTAGTAACTGCTTCGGCTTCTTTAATCTTAGGGTGGTTATTAATAGCCCTTTCGACTGCCTTGTCGGGGTCTGAGAAAAAGTCTATTTCTTCGTCAGGTTCTGGTGCTGTTGGTGTGTCGAGTTGTGTCTTTATGTAACTATCAACGACTTGTCGAAGTTCTCCCACTTCAGAACTTTGTCTTCCAAGCAACTTCTCAGCTTCTTGGTGCATCCGTACAATTTCCGTGACGCTCTTTCCTTGGTACTTCTCTGGGATTTCTTCCTCTACCGGGGTTGACTCTTCGGGAGTTTCCTGTAAAGTGTTAACTTCTTCTTCGTCTTCAAGACGCTCGTCTATTAGTGTTGCCATTATTAAACTCCGTGAGTATTCTCATTATGGAGGTAAATTGTGTAAAGAGCTTCTGTTAAGAGTTGGCTCTTCGTTCTTGCTTCAGCTTCTGTTCGCGTTGCCTAGCCCACTTCTCAGTAGCACCTAAAAAATCACCAGAAATGGGATCAAGGGCCGAGCGTACAGGAGATTGAATTCTTTTTGCTATCTTGTTGCAGTGTGGGCATCGAATCTCTCTAGTGTCCGAAGAGACTAGTCTTTCTTCTATGTGTCCACCAGAACATTCAAAATCAAAGAGTAAAGCCATTACGCAGCTTCTTCTAGTTGATCTTCTTCATTTGCTTGTTCTTCAGCTGCTACGATTTGAGCTTCTAAGTTAAGGATGTTAGCAAGGATTGACAGTTGTCCTTTACGGAAGTACAAGTCATTGCTATCTTTAGCTGCCTCAACTGAGTTTATAACAAGAGCGTTTTGCTTTAGATCTTCTTGCAGCTGCTTCCAGCCAGCATTCATAAATAGCTCACGATAAGTGTTATAGTACTGCTCAAGTTCTTTATCCATCATACTGTTTCTCCGCTTAGGACAGTTGGTTATATTAAATATAGTATATATGCTTTTTAACTATATAGACTATTATACCACATTTTCATGATAAAGTCAAGCATTATTTCTTCTTTTTGTCCGATTTCTTCTTCTTGCCAAAGATAGCGTCATAGTTAGCAGCAAACTTCTTTGAGTCTGTATTGCGCTGTGCGCTACCTTTACCACCGTGTGTCTGGCCCTTCATTATTTCTTAGGCTTCTTAGCTTTGTCTTTCTTGAGTGCTGCAATAGCGGCCTTAGCTTGCTTGTCTGTCATTGGCATCTGACGAGCACGTTTAGGCTTAACAGCTGCTTTTTTCTTTGCTGGACGCCCTACTTTAGAACCGTATGTACCTGTACCTTGTGGCATATTACTTCCTCTTAGTTGTTTTAGCTGCTTTTTTAAAGGCTTTAGCAGTTGGAGCGCCTTTAGTTCCGGGTTTTCTCATCTTTTCTTTAGAGCCTGCGGCTATGCGCTTGCGCTTTGCGTGGATGTTGTCATATAAACCAGCCATTACCATTTCTCCTTATTTGCCCAATAGGCTGCTGACATCTTACCTTTGGCTATGTTCTTACCGTGTCTAGCTTTAAAACTAGCACGTTTCTTCTTCATTGCTTCGGACTCACCCGCTTTAGGTTTTCCTGCTGTCTTTGCCCCTTGCTCTCCAAATCGGATGGTCTTGATTTGATCACCCTGCTTCGCCACAACAACGTGACTCTTCTTGGGGTGGCTTGGGGTTCGCTTTGGCTTGTTATACGCACTTACGCCCGCCCTAGCTAGTCTTGGATCTTTTTTTACTGGCATTTTTAACCTCTTCCTTCGCTTTAGCTTCTAGTTTTGCAAGACGCTTAAACAATTCTTCAAACTGAGCGTTGACTTGGGACACTACGTGCTGTAGGTCTTTCTCTGTAATCATAGTGTGTTATCTCCTTGCGGCTGGAAAGTTGCCTGAGGTGTTGCTTGTGGTGTTGCCTGAGGCTCTGGAGCAGGCTGTGGAGCAACATCGCCTTCTTTTACTGCTATCTCACGCTCTTTAAGAAGCTGTTGAGACACCTTTAAACGTCTCTCAAACTCTTTATCGTCTTCTGTACCAGCTCGTAAGTTGGTTGTTACAGCCTTAATGCGGTCAATTTCCAGCTCTTGAGGCATAATCTGCGTTTCCATAGCAATCTTCTGCGCTCTAGCTTG